ATGAGGTTCTTAGACGGCACCTCCCCAAGATTAGGCCTTGACATCTCCGCGTCATTGTTCTAGGATACGTCCAATATGAAGATTGTAAAAATCGTCCTGGGCTTCTTTATAGCCGTAGCGGCTCTGTGTGCTCTTCTCGTCGTCGCCGACTGCCAGCCCCCGGAGGGGGTGGTGGCGCCGGATGACTGCCATGGAGAAATTCGTGTGATGTCGGACTGCGGCGCCCCGAATGATGTATTTTGCGCTTGTGTCGGGAAAGACGGTGTGATAGAGTCTCTTGTAGAGGGTCCAATTGAAATGGTTTTCTGTAATCCGAACTGCGAGCCCTACGGGAAGGAATAAAATGCACTTTTGCATGGACGAGGTCCGGATGCTGGCTGCGATCGTAAGCGACCCCCATCTGCTGATGGATCAGGTCGTCCGACTCATTCGCTGGATCAAGGCTCTGTTTTATGCTACCAGGACTGCGGTCCGGGACCCTGGTTACGATATAGTCGAGATCGTTTCCGAAGGACCTCCCTCTCGCTCCCTTACGGATATCCTTCGGGACCCACCTATGCTCACTCTGGAGCCTATGGAACGCGAGCTTCTTCCCGGGGATTACCTAGTGAAGGTGAAGTGCACCGGGGATGGATGTAAGACCTGCGAGAGGATCACCGGATTCCAGGATATGACTGACTTCGTCTCCATGGACGACCTACCACTGAGGGACTAATGCCTAGGCGTGCTTTTTGTATAGACGGACATCGCTGGATCAGCGACCCCCGCAAGGGGAGTGGGTACTGGAAGTGCGGCGAATGCCCCGCCCAGGTGCCATGCCAGGGGTCCTGCGTCCACCTGGACTGCGAAGAAGTTCGTGGTAAACCGCCTATTTGCCCAAAATGCAAGAAACCGGTATTAATGGAAGATTCGTTTTTTCATATGCCAGAATCGTCAACCGGCGACAAAAGTATTAGGTACCATACAGAAACCTGTACCCCGAGGGAGTATCATGCAGAAGCAGCCTGACCAAAAGACCAGAATTGATTTCGTCGTCGACCTCAGTGATATCCGCTATAAGGATTGGGAATTCCAGATCGGCACCGACGGAGACCGGCACTATCTGCAGGTCTCGTTCGAGGCGGACGGAGACATCCAGAAGGGGCGCAAGTGGTTCCTATCGCCTCACATGACCAAAAGCGAGGTCATCCAGACCGCTCTGAAGGCGGTGTTGACGGCCGAGGAACACGAGGTCCGGGAACACTTCACGTATGCGGGGAAGGCTGTCTTTGGCCCCCACATCGACGTAGACGCACTCTACGAAGCGTGTACTCAGGTGGATATCAGGAAGGTCGGCTAGCCCCGCTGAGCCGCGTACTCATCGTGGCCCGGCTCGATGTACTTGATCCGGCCCCCAGCATCAAAACCGTAGCCCTTGGAGAGGTATGTCAAGGTACACCGGCAGTGCGGGTGCAGTCCGCCAATACTAGGTGTCGAGTCGCCTCGTTTATGGTAACCGTTTGAAATTTCAGACAGCTTCCAGACACGTGGCTTCTCGCCTATCAGATGAAGACGCCTACACTCCTCGCACAGTGAGTTATCTCGCACAGTGATAAAGAATACCGTAGGGTCGTCTTCGTTCGCGGCTCCTGCGATCTTAGAAATGCCTTCCAGCGTTCCCATATTGCGAGCCGTTGTCGACTCCGTATCGACTATGCGCTCCACGCTAGATGTCATCTTGGCGAAGACATCTGACAGTTCTCCTCCGAGAGCGGTATGGACGTCTGTCTTCGCCTTTGGGTCTGCAAGCCAGGTCGTAACCGCTTTGGTAACCTGAGCCTTCGTACGTTCGCGCTCGGCGTCTAGGTAGGACGCCGCGATTTGAACCATGGCGTTTAGGTGCGTCTCAGTCGGCCTGGTGCCCTCTTCGGCCGCCGCTTGGCGATAGAGTCCTGGGATCGAAAACTCCGGACGGTGTTCAATGAAGATGTTTTTATCGGACCTGGATCGAACATAGCCTGGCCCCAAGACCATCGCCTTGATATAATCGAACAGCGCCTCCACTGACCGGTGGATTAGGGCCATCCCACCCTTTGTAAGGGTCGGCTTCATCGATTTACTTATGCTTCTCGGCGACTTCGAGGATCGCCTTCGTTGTGTTGCGCAGCTCGTTCTCTAGCCCGAGTCTGAAGTGGTCCATCGTGCGACGATGCATCGCCAAGAGCTTACGCTTCGAGGCCGGCAGAGCTGCTTCGCTCTTCGTCATGACTTCGATTGCCTGATTTATCGAGTTGCTAAGATCTGGCGTGTTTGGAGGCTTAGGAGCCTTAGTCCCGGCCGCTGTCTTCTGGTTCTCGGTCTGCGCCTTGGGTTGATCTCCACCCTGATCTCCGCCAGCCGCTTGCTCGTCGCTTACCCCAGACGACTCCGTCTCCTGAGCACCACCAGTCCCTCCGGCGCCGTTACCCTGGTCCTGCTGCTGGGCTGCTGCAGCCTGCTGCTGGGCCATTTGATCCTTCTGCATCTGCATCTGCTGCGCCTGGAACCAGAACGGGTCTCGGACGTACTGCCACTTAGGGTCTTTCGAGGCCCCAGCGATTCCCAAGAATTCCTCAAGGATAGCCCCGACAGGGACGTACTTGTCTATATTTGCCTGCCACTGAGGGTTCAGAAGGAAGTCACCGCACATCGCCTTCGGTAGAGGTTTCTTCTCTACCTTCGAAAGGATCTGATTGGTGGTCATATGGAGAGGGGCGTCGCCCTGAAGCTGGATTGCCTCCTTCTCCTGTGTGAGAGCGTCAAGCCCGATCAGGCGGACGCGACATAGCTTTGCGAGCTGCTCGTCGAGTAACGGGAAGAGCGTGGAATTGACGAAATCCTCGAACTCGGCCAGTAGAGGACGAATACCGAGGTCGCGGGCGGCCTCCATCTTGTACTCGTTATTGCTTTCAGATAGAGCTTGGTTGTTTGTTCCACGAGACAGATAGCTCCAGCCCGGAAGTTCATCCGGAGACATCTGGAACGCCGACAAGATGACACGAGCGTTCTGGTCCGTGAGATACTGAAACTCAGAATCACGAGAAGAGTTGTCGATAGCCGACCACTGGATGTCATCATCGGTACCGACGGCAAACACGGGCATACGCCACGCATTGTTTACCGAATTAATGGAAGCCTGGAACTGTTGCTTAACCCTGGCGACGGTATTTTCGTCCACATCATCAGATTTGAAGACCAACATGCCTCTGGTGGCACGTCCAGTCTGGAAATACATTTTATTGTGGGTCGTAATATTGATGTGAGTGGTAACCGCAGTGATCATTGTATCGATCGGCGTGACCGGATACCCCTCCCACTCTACGTCCAGAACGGGGTAGAAGTTGTGGACCACTACCTCGTCGTCGGTAAACACCATTCGAGGAGTCCCCTCGATGACCTGGACCCAGGTGTAGTCCTCCCAGTTCGACTTCGTAGCATCAACCTGCTCTCCCTTGAGCTGGGCCAAGAGCTGCGCCCCTGTTTTGCGCACAACGTCCTCGGCCGACTGCTGCTTGGTGGCGTAGTATATGGTACCGGCGTCGATAGGACGAAAGTGATGGAATTCCTTTTTATCGGTACCCATCTTCTTTTTGGATATAAGCTCGACCGCGATCCGACCTAGGCCGACCGCATTGCGCGCCGTCAGCTTCAGGAACGTGGCGAAATTCATAAACTCAGAGCGCTTAAGTCCTTCCGTAGATCCACATGTATTGAACGCCTCTACGGCATCTTCGATGCGGCGGTCTAGCTCCTGCTTCTGCTCGGGGGTTAGACGATCGACGATACCTGCCATAGGCTCAATGACATATCCAGTATCAAACCTCCGGGGACGAGCGCGGCCGAATGACGAGAGATGGGTTTCGCGGGCACGTACGATAGTCGATACGAGGTCATCCTGAATCATGATGCGCTTCAGAAGCACATCCGGAATACCGCGCATTTTTGCGCGATAAATCGCCTGGTAGCTGTTGCGATTACCGGGGTCTGTCTCGAACGCCAGCCGCTCTACGCTGGAGTTACTGGGACCGTTGAGAAGCTTCGTTAGGGACTTAGCTAGACTAGCGGGTTCCTGCTCATCTTCCCTCTTGCTCATCGGAGCGTCGAGATATTCATCGGACGCCACGATCATCTTGTGCTTGGGACGAGCTACAATGGGCTGCGTATGAGCCGCAAATGTATCGACTATATTGGCGCGGGCGCCAGCGATGATGTCTTGAATTGACATTACGAATCCGCCTTACAAAGATTCTGCGCAGCCCAAAGAGGCTGTAGATTTGTATAGTTACAAGCCTGAAGAAATTGATCGC